AAACGTGCTAACAAGATTTCAGAGTATCGCGACAAAGAAAAGAAAGCAGGTAAGACTAACATGCCCGGACACGTTCGTGCAAGTCTTAACTGGAATACTTTGAAGCGTATGATGGATGACAAATACTCAATGAGTATTGTTGACGGGGCCAAAGTTATTGTCTGTAAACTCAAAGACAACCCTATGGCATATACATCCGTAGCGTATCCTGTTGACGAACTTAGACTTCCTCAGTGGTTCAAAGATCTTCCATTTGATGACGGTGAAATGGAAACTACAGTCATCGATGAAAAACTTGAAAACCTTATTGGTGTTTTGGAATGGGACATCAGTAGCACAAGGTCAGATAACACATTCAGTAAACTATTCGATTTTGAGTGATTTAGCGGTTGCTTTTTACTTACGATCTAAATATAATCTTATTATTAAGGAGAATTCTCAATGAAGGACATTTTACAAGACATCGTGTCTCATACACAAAATCTAGGCTTCCTAACAACTGTTAAAGTTACAGGAGCCGGAGATGGCACAAATATTTTTTCAATGGCTGATGACCGATCAGTTATTATGGAAGCCACTACGCACAATCCATATCCAGATATGATTGGTGTATTTGGTATGCCGCAACTACAAAAACTCAAGTATTTGTTAGACGGTGCTGAATACAAAGAAGATGCTAAGATTAGTATTACTACAGCCGAACGTAACGGAGAAACTATTCCTGTCGGTATCCACTTTGAAAACAAAGACGGAGACTTCAAGAATGATTATCGTTTTATGAATCAAGAAATCATTAACGAAAAGATGAAAACAGTTAAGTTCCGCGGTGTTAAGTGGGACGTAGAAGTAGAACCTAGCGTAGCCGCTGTTCAACGTTTCAACTTTCAAGCAGGTGCCAACAATGAACACCCAACGTTCCTAGCAAAGACAGACAGTAGCAACTTGAAATTTATCTTTGGCGACGCTTCGACACACGGCGGTGAGTTTATTTTTGCACAGAACGTTGCAGGTAAACTGGATCGCGGTTGGACTTGGCCAGTGCTTCCAATCTTGAGCATTCTTAAGATTGCCGATGTCAACAACACGAAGATGTCGCTGTCGAATGAAGGTGCTATTCAAATCACTCTAGATAGCGGATTAGCAACTTACAAATATATTATTCCTGCACAAGCAGCCTAAATATGATTAAGAACATCACGCCAATCGGACGATACATTACGGTTTCAGGCGGTAATTCTAGCACCTATGTCAACGGTTATTCCGGGGCACAAGGTGTTGGAAATATGCGATTTAACACTTCCACTCAAAACATGGAAGTGTTTGATGGCAATTCGTGGATAATGCTTAATATGGACTACGCCAGTGTAGGCCTAAACAGTGAAGCAGAATCATTGCTTGACTGGGCACGTAAAAAGCGTGATGAAGAATCAAAATGGTATGCTCTTGCATCATCCAATGAAGCGGTTCGTATAGCATTAGAACAGTTAGAACAGGCAAAAACAAGATTAGAACTTACAGCAATTTTATCGAGAGAATATGAAACAACCAATTGACCTAACACCATTACAAAAAGACTATGCAGTATATCTACCTGCTATCAGTTCTTTTTACAGTACATATGTAGATAAACAACGTAAAGAAGAATTTATTCCTAAGAATCGTATTCCATCAGGATTTGATCGCGGTATCGAAGGAATGAACTTCTTAAATCCAGAACAAGGATATTTTTATTACAAAAATGCGTTGTATTCAGCAGGTCATGCACAGTTGGATATTGAAAAAAGTCTTAAACAAGAATTAATGATTCAAGATCGCGATCGTTCAAAGACAATGATCTTAGGTGACTCAGGCGGATATCAGATTGGTAAAGGTGTTATCAAATTCGATTGGCAGAATTTTGAAGGCGAGGAAGCCAATAAAGTTAGAAAAAAGATCTTAACTTGGCTAGACGTTACTGCTGACTGGTCAATGATGTTAGACGTTCCTACCTGGGCCTGCGATCACATTCATAGTCCAAAGACTGGATTAAAAACATTTGATGATTGTTTAGACAAGACAAAGTTTAATAACAAATATTTTATTGAAAACAGGATAGGTTCTAAAGAAGGCGGAACTAAACTGTTAAATGTTCTTCAAGGCTCTAATTGGGAGAACGCAGAAGCATGGTATCAAGGTGTTAAAGAATATTCCGATACTAGCAAATATGGAGACAGGGCTGCTGAGGGTTGGGCTATGGGTGGTGCTAATATGTGCAAGATGCCTATTACACTCAAACGTCTTATTACTATGCGCTTTGATGGTATGCTAGAAGGTAAAAATTGGATGCACTTCTTGGGTACCGCTCAATTAGATTGGGCATGTTACTTAACCGCTATTCAGCGTCAAATTAGGAAACACGTAAATGAAGAATTCACTATCTCTTTCGATTGCGCATCGCCATTCATTGCAACAGCACACGGATTGGTATACACTAACGCCCAGCACACCTCTAAACGATTCAGTGTTATCATGGATAAAGCCCCGGATGATAAGAGTCTTGCCGGACGGCACGATATACCTTTTCCTTTCGAAAGCAATTTTGGTCGAAGACTTACGATCGCAGATATATGCCACTATGCACCAGGAATGCTAAACAAAATTGGCAAGGAAGGTAAAACTTCGTGGGATAGTTTTGCTTATGCCCTAATGATGGGTCATAACGTAGAATGTCACATCCGTGCTGTTCAACGTGCTAATAATCTAATGGACATCGAACTTACTAAACACAAACCAGACTGGAGACGTTGGAGGAAAGTCAAGGATGCTGACAAATCAGATGAGATGTCAGAGTGGGTTCCAAGAAATGTATTGTACTTCAACCGATTCGTTGAAGAGTTATTCAATCTTAAATCTAAAGAAGAATGTTTTGAAATGATAGCAGAAGCAGAACGTTTAGGATTCTTGCAGAATTTAGAAGGTGCTAGATTACGTGGCGGTGTTACAAATATTGCTCATACACTTTTTTATGAAGAGTCGGAAGACGAAACTTCTTGGGAAGATGATAGAGAGGATGAGGCATTAGATAATCTAAAAGTTGATTAAGGAGTTACTATGTACGAAAATCGTATAGCACATTTAGAAGAAGCGCATCGTGTTTTGGACAAACAAATTGATCTTTTAATACGTGATGGCAAATACGAAGATACCAGTATGCACGATTTGAAGAAACAAAGGTTGCATCTTCGAGACGAAATTGCTAAACTTAAACGTAAGCAATGGGAACATGATAACGAAACTATAGATTTTGACGATGACAGATAATTTTAAAAAGAAAGCAGTATGAAAAGAGATTACAAAGACGGTATTGCCTCAGATATTACATTCTTCACAGGCGTAGAGATTGAAAAAACTCCTGCATACGGAATGAAAACTCTGTTTGTAGTAGGAGTGCATGATCCTTACACAATTTTAGATATTGTAAAAGAATCTAGATCATACACCGATCAATCTAAACATATCACACATATCTACTTTGGTGCTAATCAAAGTTTTAAGACTAACGGTGTTAACGATAGTGAAACATGGCGTCCTTGGGAAAACATGATCTATGTCTGCCTTGACAGTGAATATAATCTTTGGTGTACGCTGGACTTTGATGTTAAAGAAACGGAAGGATTGCTAGAGAGCGGTCTTACTGTAGTGTAAAATTACCTTATATTAACCAACTAGGCTACAATGCCACGCTGAAGATAGACGATAAAGATTTTAGTGCAACCAATCCTGGGGTATGGTGCCATAACCTACAGGACCTTCTGGGAAGAGATAAGTTTACCGATTGGGATCAATATGGCAAGGATGAAATATTACAATGAGTAGAATAGGTTATGGACAGGCTGTTACAGCCAGTCAATCGTCTCGTAAAATCAGGAAAGCAAAAAAAGTGAAACTAACACTAAGACAACGTATCAAGAATTGGCTAATGAATGATGAATATGGAGAAGATATTCCCCAGATCATAGAATCAGACAGACTTTCTAGTGAGGGGTTGCGTCTGCAGATCTACAGAGCCAGTGGTGGCTATGTTGTAGAAACTCGTAGTTACGATAGTCACAAAGATCGTAATCTTAATAGTATGCACGTTATCACTGAAGATCAAGATCTCGGTGATGCACTAGGTAAAATTGTTATGATAGAGGCATTGAAGCGATGATTATTAGACAAGACCAACGACCTAACAAAATGATTTGGGTTACCTTTCAGAAAGAAGGTATGCACAAATATCCAGCCGCACTTACAGATCCAGCACTTGCCACAGGTGACGAATACGATGTAAGTTTTCTAGGTTATCCGCATCGCCACATATTCCATTTTAAAGTTTGGATTGGCGTAACGCATAACGATCGCGATATTGAGTTTATTCAGTTCAAACGGTGGTTGCTAAATCTTTATAAAGATGCTACAATCAGTTTAGACTTTAAGAGTTGCGAAATGATGTCAGATGATTTATATGACATGATTTCACAAAAGTATCCAGGCCGAGAGGTTTGGATTGAGGTCTCCGAAGACGGAGAAAATGGTTCATTCATCAAATACTAAAAGGAATACAGATGAAAAACTACAAGGACTACAGGTACTTTGAAAATCGTCCTGATGTTGTAAGAGTGTGGGATGACCTTGAGGCCTACCACGATTGGTGCAGATTTGAACTCTGCGATTTTAACCCTGCTGATCTTTATCGCAAAGATTCTGCAAATTACTCTGCTTATCTAGCAAGTAAGCGTCCACGTAGACCTTACCAAGGTAAGAACCCACGTTGGGACAATAACGGAAGACGCAATGAGCAACGTTTTTCTCGTTGATCTCGAATCAGTAGAAACAAGATACACGGGTCAGTGGAAAACCCACCTACCCGATCTTTTGCGGAGACACGGACATGATGTTCAAGTTATCAGTGGCCCTGAGGATATTCCTCGTGCCACTACTCCTGGCGCCTTTCTTAATTTCGGCGGCACTAATATCTATAAGTCTAGTCAAGTTGAACAGATTAGTAGGTTATTTTGCTCCGGATCAGTTAAGCCTAATGATCAGTTCATCTTTACTGATGCTTGGCATCCCGGTATCATAAACTTAAAGTACATGAGTGAACTTCTTGGCATACCTGTCAAGATACACGCTTTATGGCATGCTGGCAGTTATGATCCGCAAGACTTTTTAGGAAGGCTTATTGGAGATGCTCCCTGGGTTAGACACGCTGAAAAGTCTTTCTTTCATGCTATCAACTACAACTATTTTGCCACAGACTTTCATATTGAAATGTTCTTAAACAATCTATTAGAATTAAATGATGGGCTTGGCTATTATAATGAAGACAAAAAACATTTGTTAGATTCTAAAAAAATTGTTCGGACAGGTTGGCCAATGGAGTACATGGCAGATACTCTGCTGATGTATAAAAATATGCCTAAGAGAGATTTAATTCTTTTTCCGCATCGTATTGCTCCTGAGAAACAAGTTGAAATTTTTAGAGATCTAAAAGAACAATTGCCACAGTACGAGTTTGTTGTGTGCCAGGATCAGCAATTATCAAAGAATGAGTATCATAACTTGTTAGGTGAAGCAAAATTGGTATTCAGTGCCAATCTACAAGAAACACTAGGCATCAGTTGGTACGAAGGTGCATTAGTAGATGCTATTCCTATGGTACCTGACCGACTCAGTTACAGAGAAATGGCTTTAGATTGTTTTAAGTATCCGTCAGTATGGACAGAATCATTTGATGCATACAAAGCACATAGACCATTGATTATTGACCAAATTGTCAATTACATGGAAAACTACGAAAGACATTTCATAAACCTAAATAAACAGGTAGATATTTTAAAATTAGATTTCTTTAGTTGCGATAATTTACTAGAGATGTTAAAATAATATGTCATCCACGACAATAACTCGGAGAATTATAATTGAGCAAAACAGAATTTAAACTAGATCCAACAATTAACGGTGATCTTAGAGCACCGTTTAAATCAGATGAATATACTCCGTTAAACAAAGAAGTATATGTTAAAAAGGAAACAGCACTAGACGCTATGGCAGGTGACGGTGGCTATCAAGAAGCATATCTAGGCGATCATCTTCGCTTTAAAATGAAACGTGACCAGAAACGTTTCTGGGCAGGTGACAACATCAGTGACTACTTGCACGAAGGTGATATAGAGAAATTAATTGATGAAGCAACAGAAGCATTTGAACTAGTGCTTGATCGCTTGCTGATTGATCGTGAAAACGATCCTAACTCGCAGGGTACAGCGAGACGCTTGGCTAAAATGTACTTTAATGAAATAATGGCAGGAAGATATGAACCAGCACCAGACGCAACAGCATTTCCAAATGATACGGAGGATCGGTATGAAGGTATGCTGGTTGTTCGTAGTGAGTTGCGCTCTATGTGTAGCCATCATCATCAACCCGTTAGTGGCGTTGCTTATATTGGTCTTATTGCTGCTGAGAAACTCATCGGGCTCTCAAAGTACACACGCATCGCTCAGTGGTGTGCGAGACGAGGTACTCTCCAGGAGGAACTTGCTAATGACATTGCTCGGGAAATCATGAGAGCCACAGATGCCAAAGATGTAGGAATTTATATTCAAGCAGTTCACGGTTGCTGTGAGAATCGTGGTATTATGGCACATTCTAGTCTTACACAGACCACAGTTCTTAAAGGTGCTTTCAAAGACGATCAGAGTACAAAGAAAGAATTCTTTGACAACATTAAACTACAACAAGATTTTGCACCAAGATAAGGAACACTATGAGCCAAGTATATGTAATTAAACCTCTTGAAAAGAAAAGCATCATTTATCATGTAGAGATGTTTAGAGAAAATTTAGACGGCAGTATCAGTTCTTTTACCATAGACGAAACATATCGTTGGGGGCAAGGTTTTGTCGAAGGTGACTTAGACTGCAATCTTCCATGGGAAGGAGACGATGTTGCCTATGCTCGAGCAGATGCAGGGTGGGGATGTGAATTCGACGATAGTATCAACATTGAGATTGAGTTCAGTGATGATATTAGCGAAGATGAACAAGAAGCCATTCGCGAAGCATACTACGAAGGTGGCGCAGGTTGGTTGTTTGATGGTGAACACGATTGGCAGGAAGAAGATACTGCTGTTCACATCATTGCTCCATATCAAATTGATCTGTGCGAAGATGATGGCACAGTCATTGAAGAAAATGTTAAACTTAAACCTCGTCCAGATCCTAGAACATCGTGGCCATGGAGTGTGGATAATCCTAAACCCGAGGAAGAATAACAAAACAAGAAATTATGAATAGTTACTTTGGAGAAAATTCATGCAGATAAGAGCAGATCAAATTACTGAAGGCGGCTCACCATGTGGTTGTGGTCGTAGTCCTACAGGCAAGTGTATTGGTTGGCACGGTCTAGAAGAAGGCGAATATCGTGAAAGATTAGCAGAGTGGGAATTAGAAGATTATAAACGCCGAGCACAAGAACTGTGGAATGACTCTTGTACTAGTCAGAGGTCGTCATGAACACAGCAAAAGAAATAGCAGATAATTTAATCAATCGTGCAAAAAATCTGCAAGAATTTGTTGTAGAAAGAGATTGGTCTCTTATTCCAGCAGGAGTTGTAAAATATGACATACAACACACTGTAGGCGAGCCTGCTAGAATCTTTGTTCATGCTATGACACAAGAAGAAGCAGAGCGTCAAGTTGACGATTGGTTTGGGGAAGGTGTAGAATAATGTTATTTGCTCTAGGAATGATCGTAGGTATTGTTATTGGAATTATTGCCTGGATCATCATTAGGAGATAACGATGTGGTTTACACCCTTACACGATAATCTAATGGTGCAACAACAGATTTCCAATGCATGGGAACACATGGTAGGAGTAATCATGCTTAACCAAACTGGTAGAAAATCTGTAAAAACAACATTGCCAGAGTTTTTATATTGGTTTCCTAATCCACAGGCTTTGTTAGCCGCTAATGAACAGTTTGTCAAAAGTATAATCCAACCTTTAGGAATGGTTAATGTACGATATACTCGGTTGATTAAAATGAGTCAAGACTATTTGACTTGGGACGGAAATGATGCTACAATGTTATATGGTATTGGCAAATATGGCTCAGATAGTTATGAAATCTTTTTTAAACAAAACTACACTGTACAGCCTACAGATAAAGAACTGAGACGATATCTAGACGAGGAGATTTTTAATGTTGTTGAAACTACTTGAAAAACTAGATCGCAAACGTATCATTTTTGATCGTGTGCATAACGAACCGTATCTCGAACGGTATTATCTCTTTTTAAAAGAACGTGAACGTT